ATAGAATCTACTAAACGTGACCCGTTAATGAGAGAGTTAAAACGTCTTCAAAAAGAATATGATAGGATTAAAAATGTACATTCATATACTAAGCGTAGAAAAAATTTCGATTACAAAAAGTATGGTGCATCTAGAGAAAGAGATATGGTCGAATTAAAAAGGCGGATAGATGAAATTAAGGAGGAATTACAATGAGTTGGTTATTTAAATACGCACAGTATTTACCACGATATACAATATGGGGAAAAGGATTGTAATGCTTAATTGGGATTATTGGAACGCTCAACTTGAAGGATATAAAAACCTAAATAAAAAGAAAATTTGGCGTGACCATAAGAACGAACATAAAGATATAATAGATAAAATTTACGAATGGTATTGGGGTGATGACCAATGAATTGGGAAAATGTCTTAAAAAAGGAACCAAAAAAAGGTACAGGTAAAAAACCAAAAGGTTCTGCTAGAAGATTATATACTGATGAAAATCCAAAAGATACCGTATCTGTTAAATTTAGAACTGCTCAAGATGTTAGAGATACTTTTTCAAGTGGTTCCTTTAAATCTAAATCTCATAAAAGACAGTCTCAAATTATTAATTTAGTCGAACAGCGAGCAAGAGTTGCTGCTCAAAGAGCAAAAGACCCTGAAGCAAAAAAAAGATTAAATGCTGCACATAAAGTCGCTTTGGCAAGAAAAGAATCTAGTAAAAAGAAAACACAGAGGATGAAAAAATGAGTTGGGAAGACGTATTAAAAAAATTTGGTGAAAAACAAACACCGAGAAAACCCTATGAAAGTAAAGAAGAATATCTCAAAAGGTTAGGAAATCAACAAGAAGAATCTGATGAATTTGAAGAAGTTAAAGAAATTTTACAGAAACCTGAAGAACAAGAAGGCCCAGCAGAAAAATTTAAATTAAGAATTACAGGAAAAAATAGAAGTAGTCGTATGCATGGTACATGGTATGAAATTGCTGGAAAACCTGAAGGGCATTTATACAACTCAAGAAGAGAGGCATATGACGCTTTAAAAAGAGAAGCGGCTATTGGTAATCCAAGACCTTGGACTGTTGAAGGTAATTTATATGCCGGTCAAATGAATGTTTATGATGGGGTATTTCAAATGATAACTGCCCCTTCATACTATTATATTATTATTGAAGAAAATGAAGAATTACCTGATGCTGCAAGTTTTCATGCTAGGACAGATTGGACAAGTAGAGAAGCAGTATTAGATAGAATGCGAGGATATGAGGCTGACCCCGAAGAACAAACATTTGGTGATAGAAATTATCTTGGTGAAAAAGGGCATGAGGATTTGGTAGAATGAGTTGGGAAAATATATTGAAAGAAAATACTGATTGGTTAATTGGTCTTATAGATTTACATAGTAGTGGTAAGTGGGTAATTCGCCCCGATATTAAATTTACAGGAACAGAAAAGGAAGCAAAAAAGAAAGCCGAAGAATTAGGGCGTAGTTATAAATATCCCGCAGGTTATAGGCTTGCAGATGGAAGTAATATAGGAAAATTAGTTCATACGGGGTGATTAATATTAGTTGGGAAGATACACTTAAAGCAATCCCCGAAAATATTAGGGATAAATGGCAAAAACAAATAGGTAGCAAATATGATATTGATGAACCTAGTGAAATGTTTGCAACACCTGAAAAAGAATTTGAAGTTGAAATAGATGAAAGTGCTTTAAGTGAAGAGTGTTGCGAACAAGCAAGAAACCAATTGTCTGCTTGGATATCTGCAAATAGAACTAGATATGAAGAACGTGGAGATAAAGTAAAAGCAGAAAATATGGATGGTTTAGAACAAATAATTGAAGGTGAAACTTGTGAGACTGTTAAAGATACTTTTAAGTCTTTTATTGGTTTTACCAAAGTTAAGCAACGACGTAGTGGTAAACCGTTTTCAGATACCGTGAAAGATTTAATGCAAATTATGGATGATTGGGATGAATGTGAAGGTGGTAGAGAATGAGTTGGCAACGGAGGCTTAAAAAGGGAACAGCGACCGCTACTCGTAGCGCACAACTATGGTCCTTAAATGATTATGACTTTTATAACCGTATAAACAATTGGATTAAAGAACGTGTTTTTGAAGATAAGGACTATAATGAAATTTTTAAAGAGTTAGTTCAACATTTACCAGAGGCTATGGCACATTTAGATGGTTTTATGGAAGAGTTAGTAGAAAGAACTCCATCAGACGGTATTTCAGATGTTGATTGGGAAGATGTAGCACACGGTTTTAACGAGGAAATTAAGCAAATGTTAGAAGATTTTGGAGGAGATGAAGAATGAGTTGGGAAGATATAATTAAAGCACCTAATCATTACACTGATGCTTTTGAAAAAATTAAAAATACCTATCACCAATATTGGACGCTCGCCTATAAATTAGAAGGTATGGGTGAAGCCGCAACATTAGACGGATTGGTTGGTAAGCATATCAAAGAGAGCCTTGCTGCAAATAAAAATCTTAGTCAAATTGTTACAGAAGCAAAAGATGTAATAGAAGATTATTTATTGAGGGATTAAAATGACTTGGCAACAAATTCTAAAATCTTATGACCTTGAGGATTTCATTATTGTAAAGGAAAAAAAGAAAAAGAAGGCAAAGGGAGAAAAGAAAGAAAAAGGTCCAGAAAAGCAAAAAGTTGGTGATGGAGATACCGCCGAAATAGATTACACCCCTAAATTCAAAAATGTTGTTGAGGGATTAGAACAGTGGCGAGATGCTTTAGAAAGTGAGTCAAATGCTAATCTGAAATTGACAGGGCAAAAAGGTAGTCAAAACTTGTTTGAATATATTGAGCGTCACGTTAAAAGTGAGGTAAAAAGAGAAGGTGCTAAAAACTATGGTAAAGGTGTACACCGAACTATAAATAAAATTATTAGTGCTGTTGGTGAGGCAAAACTTTTAGATATGGAAGACTTAACTGACATTAAAAAGTATATTAAAACCCTTGAAAGAATAGAAGAAACAGATAAACTAAATCCTAGAAATATTCCATTTACTGTTCCCGAATCAGTTGGTAAAGATGGCGCAGAAAGTTGGACTACGGTTTATGGTCATTATCGCACTCCTAATTATATTAAACATAGAAAGGCAAATAAGAAAGAAGAAACTTTACCTGCCGCAGAACCTCATTGGTATTCTGATACCGAGGGTACGGCAGAACCTCCTTTTTGGCAAGCCTTATTCGCAAAAAGAACTAGAGATATTACGGGTATTAACATGGGGTTATTACCTCTATTAAAAGAGTTTGTTAGTGTTGTTAGTGATTCTTCAGCCCCAATAGCAACAGCAAATAGATGGCATATTAAAGGTAAATTACAGAGAGCAACCATTCAAAAATCTGAAGATTTTATGAAGGCTTTGGGACAAGTCTTAGGTTTACAAAAATGTTATAGAGATGCTACGGGGACTAAACCTTTCGATAGATTACATATCAACTTCACTAAAACTAGGGACGAATTAAGAAAGAAAGAAATTAAAGTTAGTTCACCAGAGGAATCTAAATTTATTATTGACTATATGAATAAGGATGAGTTTAAAGATGATGAAGGTAATTATCTTGTTGCAGTTCGTTCTTACTTTGTTGATAGTATTTCTGATAGGTTAATCAGGACTATTTTAACAGGCCCACAAAAAACTATTGATTTAGATAATCACCCTCACCAAGGATTAAAAGGTATTTTCCTAAATAGACCTATTAATGAAAGAAAGAATCGTAAGGTTCTTTGGGAAAGAGAACAGAAACAAGCAATTAAAGATGGTAATTTACCACCTTGGGCTAAAGATGATGAACCGCCTGAAGGTGGCGGTAGCACTACAAAGAAGTCTGAACAAGATATTTTAGAAAAGATACAAAACACAATTGATATTCTAAAGAGGGAGTTATTGTAATGTGGCAGACTATTTTAAAATCTGCCTTTTGGCCCAATAATGAAATCGAATGGGTTAATTTGTTAACTAAAGATTCTAAGGATATTGCGGATTATATTACACAAGCGAAGATGTTGATAGGCAGCAGTTCGCAGCAGGGTCTACAAGGTTTTAAGGCAACTCTTAGAAATGAAAAGGCTAGTAATTATGTTGCTAGTTTAGTAGATACTTTACTTTCACAGAAGCCTGAATTAGAAGAAGATGAAGATGCTGAGGAAGAAATGGTAGAATTAATGATTGATAATTTTAGACGCATTCAAGAAACTTTTTCTGAAGAAATTCAAGGTTATAAGGGTGGAGGTAGAAAGGGTTCTGAAATACTTCTTGATGATTTTGAAGAAGTCGCAACTATTCTTGAATCTGAGGGAGAAGTAGATTGGGAAAAATTAGAAGAAAAAACAGTAGCCGCGTTTCCTTCTAAGAAAGAATTAAGATATGTTAGAGAATTTAAACGTAAACTAGGAGATAAAGTTAATAGGATTATTGCTCAAAATTTACCAGACGATTTACCAAAATTAAATTCTATGTATGGTAAAATGAAAGAAACTCAACCTAGTGTTTCTTATGAAGTTTTAGATATAACACCACAAAAGGCTCTTACCTTTTTAGAATTGGTTCAAGAGCCAAAAAAACTTGCTGGGGAATCTTTAACGAGTGTTAGGAGTGGCCCAATTGCTCAATATTATGAAGGTGAACAAACTGAAATGGCTAGAGTTAGAAGGGAAAAACGTTCACCGAAAGCACTAACTTCTAAAATAAAAATACCAGAATTAAGACCACTTCAAGTAAAGAAAAGTAGTAGGGAATATTTTACACCAACGTTCAAAGGGTTATTAATTTATGATTTGAATGATGAAGAGTTAGGTCTAAGCGATAGTTTGGCTGCTGATTTAGAAAGTAGAGTAATTAATGCTCCTGCTATTGTGAGTAGAATTGTGGATATGTTATGGTCAATTAAAATTGGAGATATTGATGAAGAAAAGGCTAATAGATTAATTGGTTTTACTCTTCCTAATGCCAATGACGTTTCTGCGGAAACATTTGAGCGTAATCAAGAAGAAGATTATAAACAATTAGCAAGCACATTTGTTTCTAATAACCCTGAACTTTTACGAACTGCTAGTAGTTCTATGAAAGCGCAAGTTAGTAAAGTTAGAAAGGGAGTATCTAAAGTATTTAGAGATTTTATTATAGATATTCTGAAGAATAAAAATAAGTATGGGGATATTATAACTAGTTTATTTGGTGAGAAAGGTTATGATGAACTTAGAAGTAATGCCCCTGATGATGCCGGTTTTGAACTTAAAGGAACAATGTTAAGTGCTAATAAAGAATCTGTCCCAATATATGGTTTACCTAAACAAAATAAACTTTACTCTGATAAAGTTGGTAAAATATATTCCTATGTTACTACTGAAAGAGAGTTATCTGAATATGAAAAAGAAGATAAAGAAGAAGAAGAAATTGACGAGATGGAAGAAGCCATTGAAGATTTGCGAGATAAATGGGTAGATTTTGAAGAAAAACCAGAAAATAGACCTTACAAAACTCTTAAATTATTTGGAGATATTATGGAGGGCCAATCAGATTTTAAATTTGCAGACCCATTTAGAAATGCAATATCTGAATTCTTTGAACAAGTCCAAAATGGTCAATCTAAACTTTCAGATTTAACAGGTAAGTTTACACCATCTCTTGCTAAAAATATTGATATTATAGAGTTAATTAGAGAGATACGTTTTATTGATATTAAGTTGTTTGGTAATAGTAAGATTAATAACCTATTACAAGATGATAGTTCATTAGCAAGTTCATTAGAAAAAGAATTAGATGAATCAGATTTCAAAAAAATAGTCAATAATTTTTATCAAGTCTTTGATGCTATTGTTACAAAAATTAGAAAAAAGGTTGTTGATTTAGTAGACGAACATTTGAATGTAATGGTGAATAACCAGGCAGAATATTTGACATACAATAATCAGATATTTAATTTCTTAGTTATAAATAGATTAATTAGGAGGTCGCAAGATGGTCAGTGAAGATATTACTAATACTATAAGAAATGAATTATTGGCTATTGCTAATAAACCAAAAACACCAAAACAGATTAGAACAGATTATAGAAAGAAAAAGAGAGAATATTTGCGTAATCCTCAATATCGAGATGAGGGCGTAGATGATGATTTTGTTTCTGATATTTGGAATAAAATTGAATCCGAAGTAGGAGAGTCTGAAGAATTAGGAAATAGGAGAGAATTAGAAAGACAATTTAATTCAAAATTTAAACCTTTATTTTTAAAGGAAGGTTCTTCTAATTGGTCATTTTCTGAATTATCTCAGGAAGATTTTGATGCCGGAGAATTCACTTTAAATACTGAAAAGGTTAAAAATTGGGAAGAAACTCAAGGCCAATTAAAAGTATTTTTGGCTCGCTTTATTGCTACTCTTTCTGAATTAGAATATGATAATGCTGAAGAAATTTTAGCAGCAGTAGATATGCAAGTAGAAGATGAAGTGGATTCAGAAGAACTAGGAATGATAACAAAAATACCTAGAGACATAGTGGCCGGTATTACAAATATTAGAATTACTAAACAAAGAGATGCTACTTATGTTTATTGGAAAAAAGTTTCTAGGGAACACAAAAAATTATTGAAGGTTATTAAACAGTTACAAAAATTAGTAGAAGATGGTAACTCTGTTGATGATGAAATCAAAGATAAAATTTTACTTTTACCTAATACTGAACAAGATTTACCTAATTATATTCAAGAGATTCCTGCTAAGGAAGTTGATTTTAGGATTTTAGGAGAAAGGAT